ATAATCACGCTTGCTTCAGTGGTGCTGAGCCTGCCGCCATCGTCAGCAAACTTGACCAGCACTTCGCCTTCCACCAGCGGGATGATCGCTTCGGTGGCGCTTCCGGATTTGGCTTCAATCAGGTTGACGCTATTACTCCAAGTACCAGAACCATCCGTTTTGTTGCTATGGCGGATATAGACCTTGCCGCCAACCTTCACGTCAATATCGACGGTTTCGTTCCAACGCAGACGACCGGAGTTGGCGCTGATCGCTTCAAAGGTCAGGTTCTGAACGTTCCCGGGAACAGCGGTTTTGCCGACAGCAGCAAAAGTGAATTGGGTGAAATCAGTGGATTGACGACCAAGGGCGCTGATTGAATAAATCTCAAAGGTGTATGTGGCGGCTCTGGTGTCGAGGATCTCAACGTCAGGGCGGCTGACGGTTACTGATTCCCAGTTATCGTTGTCAGCGCGATAGCGAACCTTGTACTGCGGCACGCCTTTGATTGCCTGCCAGCTCAGGATGATTTTGACCTTGGCTTTATCGTTAGCGACGTAGAACTTTTCTGATGCGGTCGGGCTTGTGGGCGGGCTAGGAATGGGATTGAGATTGCTGATCTTGCGCGACGAAAGTTCAAAGCCACGTTCCACATAGTTATATTTGCTTGCGTTATACAGAAGCCCCGTAATGTCGTATAGGTTGCTGTCTTTTTCCCTGACGGTCAGAACGCGATATTGCTGAGTTTGAACGGCAGTGGTTTGCAGAATCCAGACACTGTTTGCGTTTGGTGCTGTTGTGTATGCCGATGAAACCGTGATGGCAGTGCCAGTGCGGCTGGATATATCGCGGGTTTCTAGCGTTCCATCGGGCAGCAGAACGGACAGGGTGGCGCTACTGCTGGGCAAGCCATCGGCGTTATCGACCGTGATTACGGTTGTGGTGGCGCTGCTGATCCTGCCGCCGTAACGCACACCAGCACGTACGGGATCTTGTACGTCAATGACCGCACCTGGGCGGATGAGTGCGCCAGCATCAATCGAAGCGGTGAAGCTGATAACTTCCGTTTCGTTCTGTTCGGAGTACAGAATCCATTGCCCAAGGCGGTTGGCTTGACCGCGTGATGTGCAGGCGAAGGCTTTGATTTCGGTTGAAACCCAGCCGTATTTTTCAATGGCTGCGCGATCTTCGACGACTTCGTAATTTTGTTCGCGGGTGTTGAGATCTAAGTAGCTGACGACAGCAACGGTATGGCGAGTCTTCAGGTCAGAACCCGCATAGCTAAAGCCAGGTTCCAGCACATTGGAGCGGTTGAATAGATAACTGGAATCAGTCGGCTTGTCCTGTGCAATCGTCAGTGTTCCAGTTGACCAATATGGCTGGCAGCGCATCACACTGCATAGGTCATTGATCAGCTTGTACGCTTCGTACTGGTTTTGAATTAGGGCGTTGCAACTGAACCGGGCTTCCTTGCTGCCATCACCTAAGCCGGTATCAACAAGCTCATTGGCGTATTGACTGGCGGAATAAAAGGCGAACTTATCGAGTTGTGCTTCTGCGACGTGATCGCCAAAACCGTACCGCTTGTTGATCAGCAGGTCATACAGGATCCACGCCGGGCAGGTTGTCCATTGTGCAGCGCCAAACGTGCCAGTCCATGTGCCTGCGTAGGTGATTCTGCCGGTGGCTTGATCGACGGTGGCGTTGTTGGGGATCTTGACCTTGATGCCACGGATGCGATACGAACGCGCCGGGATGTTATTGAATTGTTCTGCCTGAAAACGGATGCCAGCTAGTGCGCTGTTTGGGTAGCGCAGCTTCTGGTAAATCAGTTCGGTGTAGGCGACAAAATACGTTGGGTTGACGTTGGTATCAGTGCTATCGGCTGAATCACGAACAACGCGCAGATCAACTGGGAAGCTGCCACTGATGGGGACTACATAATCTCGCTCGTATTTATCCGCTGTGCGTCCACTGATCGTGTCAGTTTTAACGGTCGTATAGCCGCCGCCGTTGTACTGCAGTTGGATGCTGATGGTGACTTCAGTACCAAGCACGTCGCCTTCGGCGGTGCCTCTCTCAAGCCTTGGAATTGCGATGCTGACGCGCACTGCATCAACATTGGTGTCAGTGATCTGACGGGTAACAGGTGTTGCCTGTTTAACTTCAGTGTTGACGCTAACTACGTCTTCGGTTGTTTCACCGAACTTGGCGATGTAATCCTGCGCGTTGGTGCCATACCTTGCTTCTACGCTGACGCCTTTAAAGTTGTAATCCGTGTCAGACAGGTTGGTTACATCAGCGCCAGATCTGAGGATTGGTGTATCAGTTAGGAAAACGTCTTTGAGCAGGGCAAGGTTGTAATTTGTCGTGCCACGGGTGTAGGCGCGGGCAGACGGGAAGCCTTCAATTTCGCCTTCGCTCAGCAGATCAAGGATGCTGGCATGGGCGGTTGATGCCAGGTTGTCGCTGGTGCGGATTGGGGTGCGAACAGCGGGTGGCGCTGATTGCTGAACAACAACTGTCTGCTGAACAACGGTCTGACCGCCACCACCGCCGCCACCACCGGCACCGATGATCTGCTTTTGTTCTTTCTCAGCCATGTCAGATCGTGTCAACGTCGATACCTGCCGAGATCACCACTGACCCAACGATAGTTTCGCCATAGACCACGGGAACGGGAATACCTTGGCGGCTGGTGTTTTGAATACCGCTAAAGCTGTAGGACTCCTGTGGGTCTAGTTCTGTGGCTTCTGTCGTGGTTGTCCTATTGCCGATATTGGATGTTGCCGGACCAAGCTGACCAAGTTGCGGGGTGGGCGATAGGAGCTGCGAAACACCGCCAAGAACAAGGGCAACACCAATAGAACCAATGGCAGTGGCCAACGATGCCTGCACCTGCTGCGCTACCCAAGCCAGCACCTAATCCGAGAAAACCACCAGCAGCCGGACCGAGAACAATCGCCGCTGCAACCAATGCCACGCCTGCGAGGATTTTGCCTGCACCGCCGCCAGCACCGCCCAGTACAGGAACGATCTTGATGACCTGGCTAGCAGGGTGATGGATTTCGTCTAAATCTGTTTCGTAGTTATCAACAATCACCTTGTAATGCTGGTCTGCCATGTGGCGTTCCAGTCCGGGGAAATTAGCCAGCAGCATTCGGATCGCTTCGCCTGCGCTGCTAATCTCCGCTAAAAACTTCCGCTGACCGATGAACTTAGCCAGTGGACCGTAGAGCCTAACTTCCTTTTCCATGGCGCAAGACCCTACCGGTGCATTTTAGGAGCCACTCGCCCAATAAGTCACGGCTGGACAGGCGACCGCGTAGATGGTGCAGCACAAGCTGGTCACCGATGTAGACACCGACGTGGTTGAGCTTGCCGGAATCAATCGCCATCAGCATTGCATCGCCAGGTTGCATCTCGGCAATATCCACTTCGTAGAAACCCGCATCGCGCCAACAATCATCGAACATCGGGTTCTCATTGAACTCCTCGGGCGTTGTCGGGCGATCCCAATCAGGTAGCTGCAGACCCTGCTCTGCATACCAATCGCGTACCAGCGTCCAGCAATCACTGACGCCCCACACCCATGTCCGCCCGATCAGCGGTGCTTTGTAGCCTTCAGGCGACAGCTCTCCCCACTGCTCAGTCTTGGGGTTGACGATGTACCAGGGCAAACCGGATTTCTCGCAGGCAACGCGATCCGCTTCGCTTGGGATAGGCGGGGTGACCGGGTGGCTATGGACAACGCCAACCACTTCGCCTTTGTCTTCGGCGGCGGCATAGTCAGCAGGATCAAGGATGAAAAATTCGTTGCCTTCCGCCAGGTTGCGGCAGGGGATGTATCGCTTACGCCCTTTGATGACAACCAACAAGCCGCAGGCTTCACGCGGATCTTCAGCCTTGGCGTGTTCCAGTGCTGCAGCCTTAGCGGTGGGGTTCATCCGTTAAATGCGCCGATACCTGGGAATCCACCGAAGGGTAGGGCGTTGGTGGCACCAAAGCGGATTTGACAGCTACTGAGACGTTTGCCACACACATCAGAACCACTGCTGGTAACGGTGTTGTCGTTTTCGTCGTAGTAATTTGTGCCGCTGTAACCGCACTCCGATCCTCGGTAGATCCAAGGGCAAAGGTTGGCGTTGCATTGCCGTTTTGGACTACGGACACCGGCAAGGTCAAAACTGGCGCTGAGTTCAAACTCAACAAGGTCGCGGTTCTCGGAGACCTTTCGGGCGACGTAATAAATCTCGTCAGGCAGCTTGGCAGTGGCGTCAGGTGTGCCGTAGGGATTGGTGCCGCCGGAGAAATTAGCTCCGTCGATGTAGCGCACCAACGTGCGGATCCGTGTGAACTTAGCCCCGGTTAGATCGTTGCCCGGTGTAGTGGCATTAACGCCCAGCAGGATTGTTGTAATCGTGCCAAACAGGTTGGAGACACGGATAGTGGGACGGGGCAGACTGCCGCTTTCCGCGTTGTAGTCAAAACCGTCAACTTCAATCGGGAACTTGGTATAGGTATTGCTGTTCCAAATCAGATCACCGGTTCCTACATCATTGGTTCCAGCATGGAAACGGTACGTTGTAGCAGAGCCGTGCAGATTGGCGTAGGTTTCTAGCTCAAACAGCTCGATGATGCTGCTTGGGTTGATCTTTTGAAGCTCTGAGACTGGGATTGTCATTAGGGCTCGAAGACTTGGCGGAAGGTGGCGCTGATCGTGGCGCGATTGTTATATGGGATTGTTTTGCTCCACTCAGCACAAACCCATTTGTAAGACGTTGCTGTGTCTGGTGGCGTCCAGTCAAAACTTGCCCCGTCTTCTGCCCTTGCATCTAAAAAGGCTTCGATGGTATCAGCATTGGCCTCGGTAATGTTCTGCCAAGTCAGGCTCCATTCCTTCGGGTTCATATGCGAAGGGATGCCATACATCAATCGCTGTTCGTAACCATCACCAAATTGAACAGTGCGGATCCTTGGGCGGCTTGTTTTCTGCGCGCCGTAAGTGGCAGTGATGGCGGGGAAAGTAGCCATTACGAGAGCAAGCCTCCAGGACGTTTCTGCTTGATTAGCTCTTGACGGATGGCAACACCAATGGCTTCACCAAGACGCTTGGAATCGTCCGAGTTGCCTTGAACGCTGGTGCCAGTTGCATCCACATTAACCACGATGTTGGAGCCGCCCATGGCGCTGTTAGGAGCGATGCTGCCGCTGCGTCCAGGGGTGAAGAGTTCAGGGCCGCGTTCGCCAACCACGTAGGACTGTCCAGCCATCACCGAACCGCCATTGGCACGGAACAGGCCACCAAGCAAGCCGCCGCCCTTGCCACCTCCCATGGGCACACCAAACAAGGCCATATTGATTGCCACGTCGATCAATTTATT